GGCAGCCGCAGGAAGAAAAACCTACGGATGTGAGGGGTTCGTCAGCAGCCAGCGGTGCCCGTCCCCAGCAGCCGAAGCAAGCGGCTCAGGAAGCGCAGCAAGCCCCGCCGACCGAGCCTGACGAAGAACCCCGCGCCAACTTCGAGAGCGCCCACCAGTCCGTCGTGGCCGCCCTCTCGGCCCTCGGCGCAACCTACCGCCCCCGAGCAGACAGCCCGACGCTGCCGCCAATGCCTCGCCTTCCCCCGCAGCAACGGATTTCCCCGGCCGAAACCCAGGCCGAGCCGGTGCCGAATGCCCAACGCATGGAGGCGCTGAACATCGTCGGCAAGCTCGGGCGCCGCCTGGGCCACCGCGAATACGCCCAAGGCCGGGGGCCAGCTCTCACGCCCGCCGAGCAGATCGCCGCAGCCCAAGCGCCGCCAACCATCACCGACATTCACCCGGCCGTGCTGCCCGCCGTCCTCGCCGCCCGCCGCGACCTCATCGAGCGCGCCAGGCAACGCATGGCGGTCCACGCATGACCCGCGCCGCCATCATCGTCACCTGCCCCAAATGCGGCCGCCCACGCCTCTACGGCCACGACTGCGGCTATTGTGGGGATCCGAACCCAGAGGCGGCACTGATCGCAGCCGCAAATTCGCCCGTAGAGCGGTTCCAGAGCATCGGGGGCACGCAATCACCGGCAAACGTCCGCATCGCCCTGTACGGGCATCTGTGGGGCTGTACGGGCCATGTCAGCCGCAACCCGGAGGGCGCAGCGCCATGCCGCCAGTAAACCCACGCATCCCAGCCGACGAAGACAAGGGCACCGACTGGAAGTCGCTCGCCCTCCCGCGCATCTACCCCAACACCGCCGATCCGCGCATGCCCGTCATCCAGCCGCAAGCCGACCAATTCCATACCCCGGACTGGGGCACCACCCCGCCCCCACCCGAAGTCTGGGCCGCCGCATTCAACAGCCAAGCCCCACCCGCAACCGCACCCCTCTGGTCCTGGGAAGCACTCAACGCCGCACGCCAACCGGTGGGCAATATCGATCCGCGCATGGTCGTCCCCGTCCCCACCGACCAAGGCTACATCCGCCCCGCGCAGATCAACCCACCGCCCGAGGTCAGTCTGGCCAACGCACCACAAAACCCGCTGCTTCAACAGCTTATCGCACACATCCTGCGAACCGGCGGCCGAATATGAACGCACCCGCACAGCTCCAGGTCATCTACCGACCCACCGCGTCGCTCACCACAGCCGAGCGCAACCCGCGCACGCATTCCGACGCCCAAATCCGCCAGATCGCCGCGTCCATCGCCGCCTTCGGCTGGACCAACCCCATCCTCGTCGACGAACACGCCCGCATCATCGCCGGACACGGACGCTTGGCAGCCGCACAGCAGCTCGGCATGCCCCAGGTGCCCACCATCACGCTGGCGGGTTTGGATGCTGCCCAGCGCCGCGCCCTCGTCATCGCCGACAACCAACTCGCACTCACCGCCGGATGGGACGCCGACCTCCTCCGCACCGAACTGGAGGCGCTCAAGGAACTGGAGTTCGACCTGGACCTGCTCGGCTTCGGCGACGACGAACTCGCCGACCTGCTGGACGATCCAGACTTCGCGCCAAGCGCCATAGGTGACCAATCCCGACTGGACGAACGATCCCCCGTCACATGCCCGGAATGCGGCCATGTCTTCGCCCCGTCCTGAACTCAAACTCGATTGGTGCTCGCACGAAGCCGCACGCTATGCCTGCGAGCGGTGGCACTACAGCCGATCGGTTCCGGCCGGGAAAAACGTCTATCTGGGCGTGTGGGAAAGTTCCACCTTCATTGGCGCGGTAATCTTCGGCATGGGATCCGGAAATTCCACCAACGGCGCCAGGTTCGGCCTGCGCGATCGCTTTGAAGTCGCCGAACTGGTCCGAATTGCGCTGCGGCGACACCACAACGCGGTGTCGCGTGTTATTGCTATTGCGGTGCGGTTTATCCGTCGCCAAAGCCCCGGCCTGCGGCTGCTGATCAGTTTCGCGGACCCAGTGCAAGGACACCATGGCGGCGTCTATCAGGCATCCGGTTGGCAATATACCGGCTTCACCAAGTCGGACGTTCTCTACCGCATCCGCAGCGGCTGGGTGCATCATCGCACGGCTACGGCGAAGGGGAGCGCCGCCGGTCTGCAATCGCGGCCCATTCCTCCAAAACACCGTTATCTGCTGCCACTCGACGCCGAAATGCGCCAGCGCATAGCGCCGCTAGCCAAACCATACCCAAAGCGTGTGAAGCAGGCCACGGACGGGCACCACCCGGCCAGCGACGGGGCAGCACCGATCCACACGCTCCAAATACCGGAATCGACTTATGCGGAATCTTAGGAAGCCGTCGCCCCAACTAAAGAATGGACCGGCGCCAGGTGAAGGCGGCGCTCCGGTCAAAGAAGTCGACGTGAAAACTGCCGAACGACTTGCTCTTATCCAGTGCACAGACATAGAAATGGCGCTTTGTCTTGGCGTATCTGTTGATACACTTACACGCCGCAAGCAGGCCGATGCACAATTTGCGGAAACCATCGAGCGCGGCAGAGCCAACGGCCGCATGTCTCTGCGCCGCCGCCAGTTCGAGAAAGCCTTGGCCGGCAGCGATACCATGCTCATATGGCTTGGGAAGAATATCCTCGGCCAGCGCGATAAGCACGAGTTCAGCGGCGATCCCGACAATCCGTTGACGGTGCGTTACGTCGTCGAAGTGCCGCCCGATCCCGAAAGCGAGGATGACTGGCATCGCCGATACGCACCGCTCACGATCGACCATGATCCGGTCAAGGGTTAAGCCATGAGCGAAGTCCGCACCGAAGTCGTCTGGACGGCGCAACCCGGCCCGCAGGAAGCGTTCCTCAAGAGCACGCATTTCGAGGTGTTTTTTGGCGGGGCCAGAGGCGGCGGCAAGACCGACGCGGTGCTCGGCGAGTGGGTGACGCATGCCGCAAAGCATGGCCCCGACGCGATCGGCCTGATGGTGCGCCGGACACGAACGGAATTGCTGGAGACGTTTGAACGCGCGCGGACGATCTACACCAAGCTCGGCGCCACCGCCACGGTCAACCCGATGCGCTTCAACATGCCCAACGGCGCGCGCATAACCTATGCCTATCTGGAACGAGATTCCGATGCAGAAACGTATCAAGGGGCGTCGTTCACGCGCGTGTACGTCGAGGAGGCCGGCAACTTCCCATCGCCATCGCCGATATTGAAACTCATGGCAACGCTGCGATCCGGTGCGGGCATTCCGGTCGGGCTGCGGCTCACCGGCAACCCTGGCGGCCCTGGGCACCAATGGGTGCGCGCGCGATACATCGACCCGGCGCCGCTCGGCTGGAAGCGCATCGTCAGCGAGGCCACCGGGCTAACGCGCATCTATATTCCCAGCCGCGTGTCGGACAATGCCTACCTCGGCCCCGACTACGTGCAGCGGCTCAAGGCATCGGGTAGCCCCGAGCTGGTGCGCGCCTGGCTCGAGGGCGACTGGTCGGTCGTCAGCGGTGCGTTCTTCCCCGAGTTCAGCCTGGACCGCCACGTCATCGCGCCCCGCCCCATTCCCGAGCACTGGGCACGGTTCCGCAGCTTCGACTGGGGATCGGCCCGCCCGTTCAGCGTCGGGTGGTGGGCGGTGAGCGACGGGAGCGAGCCCGACATCGCCCGCGGCTGCCTGGTGCGCTATCGCGAGTGGTACGGCATGCGGCCAGGCGAGCCGAACGTCGGGCTGAAGCTGACGGCGGAAGCCGTGGCGCAAGGCATCCGCGCCCGAGAAGCTGACGATCCCGAGCCGATGCTCGGCGTGGCTGACCCCGCCATCTTCGCCGAAGACGGCGGCCCGTCCATAGCCCAGCGCATGATGCAACAGGGTGTGATGTTCCGGCCGGCGGACAATAAGCGCGTGCCGGCCCGTGGTGCGATGGGCGGCTGGGATCAGCTCCGATCGCGCCTGGTGGGCGACGATGACGGCCGCCCGATGATGCTGATGTTCTCGACGTGCCGCGATCTGATCCGCACGTTGCCAGCATTGCAGCACGACGATGCGCGGCCCGAAGACGTTGACACCGCCAGCGAAGATCATTCCGCAGACGAAACACGCTACGCCTGTCTCAGCAGAGCGTGGATCAAGGACGCCGCCAAACCGAAGGTGCGCGATAGCTGGGACGCGGCGTTCGAGCGCGCCAACGCCGAGCCGGTGGAAGGATGGAAGGTCGCATGAGCAACACAGATCGCATCAAGCGTCTGGAGGCAGCCGCCATGGGAAGACCGCGCCTGATATCCCGCGACGAGCGCATCAAGCGTCTGGAGGCAGCCCTGCGCGAGATCGCCGCAATGGCCGGGCCATTCCCGCCGGAAGAAGACGCGTCGTCCGACGAAGCAGATTGGCAGCGGGTGCGCGATCTGGTGGTCCCTCACGGCATCAGGCTCGACCTCATGGTCGGCAACGTCACGCGCTTTAACCTTCGCTTCATCGGCAAGACTGCCGCCGCCGCGCTGGAGGACACGCCATGAGCGACAAACGCGCAGCCTATTACGCCATGACCGGTGCCGAGTTCTCCCGCGAGGTCGGCGACGACGTGGACAAGTGGACCGACGCGGGGATCGAGAACGCCACCCGCCACGGCATGACCATCGAGCGCGAATGGCTCCGCAGCCTGCTTGCCGACGCAATGGACGCAGCGCGCAAATTCAGCCGCCCGGTGGTGCCGGTAGATGAGGATGACAACCCATGACCGCCCCGCGCAGCCTCTACGCCGATCCGCCGATGGCACCAGAAGCCGCCGAGTCATCGGCGCCCAAGGGCGGCCCGGCGACCGAGGGCTACACCCGCGACCTCGATGAGCAGCATGCCCGCCTGGTGCGCTGGTTCGAGGAGTCGGAAAACACCGGCACCGACGCCCGCGACCGCGCCAACCGCGACCGGGATTACGTCACCGGCATTCAATGGACCCAGGCGGAACTCAAAGCCCTGGCCGATCGCCACCAGCCGCCGATAACCATCAACTACTGCTCGCGCAAGGTCGATCTCATGTGCGGCATTGAGAGGAAGTCCCGCACGGACCCGAAAGCCTACGCCCGCAACCCGAGCGACGAGGGCAAAGCGTATGCGGCCACCCAGGTGCTGCGCTACATCTCCGAGCAGAACAAGCTCGATCAGGTGCGCTCGGCCGTCTACGAGAACATGCTGGTGGAGGGCGCCGGCGGCGGCGAGATCGGCCTGGAGGACGACGGCAAAGGGGGCGCCGAGATAACGATAACAGCGGTGCCATGGGACCGGCTGTGGTGGGATCCGCACAGCAGGCTGCCGGACTTCAGCGATGCCCGCTACAAGGGGCTGGTGATCTGGCTGGACAAAGACCAGGCCTACGAGATGTGGCCGGATGCCGAGGACGTCATCACCGACAGCTTCGCCAGCCGTGACGGCACGTTCTCCGACCGTCCCGACCACGTGATGTGGACCGACAGCACACGCTCCCGCGTTCGCGTCGTCCAATGCCACTGGGAGGAGAAAGAAATCTGGTGGAACGCGACGTTCTCGCGCAGCGGCTTCCTGGCAGAGCCAACCAAGTCCCCGTTCCTCGATCATAAGGGCGAGTCCGCCTGCGGGCTGGTCATGCAATCCGCGCACGTTGACCGCGAGAACAACCGCTACGGCATGGTGCGGGATATGATCTCGTTGCAGGACGAGATTAACAAACGGCGCAGCAAGGCACTGCACCTGTTGTCCGTGGCCCAGATCGTCACCGAGAAGGGCGCGGTGCAGGACATCGACAAGGCGCGGCGCGAGGTGGCGAAACCCGACGGCGCCATCGAGGTCATGCCCGGCATGCGCTTTGAGATCCAGCACGGCGGCGAGATGGCCACCGGGCAAATGCACCTGTTGCAACACGCGACGTCGGAAATGCAGGCAACCGGGCCGAATGCGTCCATGAGCGGCACCGATGACCGCGAGCTATCCGGGCGTGCCATCCTCGCCCAGCAGGCAGGCGGGGCGGCAGCCCATGAGCCGATCGCCGACGGGCTGCGGACATGGATGCAGAACGTCTATGAGATCGCCTGGCAGGCGGCGCGGCAATACTGGACGACGGGCAAATGGGTCAGGGTCACTGACGACCTGGGGACCACGAAGTATGTCGGCATCAACCAGCCGGTCACGTTGCAAGACAAGCTGGCCGAAATGCCGGACCAGCAGCGTGCCCAGGCGATGCAGCAGTTGCAGATCATGCCCGGCGACCCGCGGCTCCAGATGGTGGTGGATGTCGAGAACGACATACGCGAAATGGATATCGACGTGACCATCGGGGCGGGTTTGGACGTGCCTTCGTTGCAGAACGAGCAGTTCCAGGTGCTGTTGCAACTGGCCAGCACGCAACCGGGGCTGATCCCGGCCGACGTGCTCATCGCCGCCAGTTCGTTGCACGACAAGGACAAGCTGCTGGAGCGCATGAAGCAGCATGCGGCCGAGCAGCAGCAGCAACAGGAGGCCATGAAGCCGGTGATCATGGCGCAGCAGAAGGCCGATCTGGACGTGAAACGCGGCAAGGCCGCCGCCGACATGGCGCTGGCAGCCGAGCGCCAGCACGCGTCCATTCACCACATCGCGGAGATGCACCAAGGGTTCAACGAAATGAACGCGCCGCCGGATGCCCCGAGCGCACCTGGCACCGTGGTGCCGCCCGAGGTGCAGGCGGCAATGGACGTGGCCGACATCCGGGGCCGGCATGCGAAAGCGGCGGCGGACGAGGCGCGCGCCAACGATCTGCGGCACTCGGCGGTCGAGCGCGTGTCCAACGTGATGCTCCAGGGCTTACAGGCGCAGCAGCCGCAAGGCCCGGCGGCACCTGGGCCATGAACGGCAGAGGCCCGGCTGGCGGCGCGGTCTTATCGGCGATCCTTGACCGCCACCGGCACACCGCTGCCGCCTCCCGGCCCGGCTGGACACGTTCCGGGGCCGGGGGGACACATAGGAGCAACGCGTCATGAGCGGCTACATCGTTCGTAACCAGTTGATGACCGACATACCGTGGGGGGGCACGCAATCGCCGTCCTCGATGCTGTCGCCCGCGCTGCCGAATGCGCTGACCACGGCCACGCCGACCGACGCATGGGGAGCGCCGATGAACGTGCAGCCGGCACAGATGGGCATACGGCCAGACCCGAACGTCTGGGGAGCGCCGCCAATGCAATCCGGCACGGGCGGCCCGACGCTGGCAATGCCCGCCGGGGCCATGAGCAACGACGACCTCATGAAGGCGCTCGCGCAGCTCTACGGCGGCCAGGCGCAGCCGCAGCAACTGACCCCGGCCCAGCAACTGCAACAGGCGATCAACGCTGACCAGGCCAACTACCACGGCCGCGAGGGCGGGGGGCTGGTATGAATAGGAGCAACACCCAATGAGCGAACTGGACGCTTTCCTCGACACCGGCAAGCAGCCCGCGGCACCGACGGACACAGCGCCCGCACCGGCGCCCGCCGCCAAGCCTGACACGGCAAAGCCCGAGGCGCCCGACACAACCGGACAGAACCGGACAGAACCGGCCAAGGCCGAGCCCGCACCGCCCGCACCCGACCCGGACGAGGACATCGGCCACGACGGCGGCATGATCCCGGCCAGCACCTTCCACAAGGCGCGCACCGACTGGAAAACCAAGACCGTCGAGGCACAGACCGAGGCGCGGATACTCCGCGAGCAGGTCGAGGCGTTCAAGAAGCAGTCCGCCGCACCGCCCCAGCAGGCGCCCCAGTATCAACCGCCGCCCGAACCGCTCGATCCCGTCCGCGATCCGGTCGGCTATCACAACCGGCTGCAATCCGTGCTGCTCAACGACCGGCTGAACCTGAGCGAAATGCTGGAGAGGGAAAAGCACCCGCCCGAAGCGTTTGAGGCGGCGGTGCAGGAGT